CTACCAATTTTGGATTATCAGCTCCTTCCTCGGGGCCGCCTTGCCACATTTGCTCCCCAGAGAGTAGTTGATGCCCACTGAGCGCATCTTGAGCCCCTTGAAAATGCTCCGCATTAGCGGCACGGCATTCACCGTGATAAGCATCTGTCCCTTTATCGACCGGGCCTTCTCGGCCAGCCTTACATACTCCTCCTCTGGGAAAGGCACGCCGTAACCCTCGGTCTGCCAGTACGGCGGGTCGCAGTAGAACAACGTGTGCTTGCGGTCGTATTTCTCGATGCATCCATGCCATGGCAGGTCTTCGATAAAGACCCGTGAGAGACGTATATGGGCATCACTCAGCTCCTCCTCGATGCGCAGGAGGTTTAGCCTCGGCGGGCTCGTCGTAGCCGTGCCAAAGCTCTGGCCCCGGACCTTGCCTCCGAAGGATAGTCTCTGTAGATAATAAAATCGCGCCGCACGCTGGATATCCGTGAGGGTGTCCGGCGGGGTCTCCTGTAGCCATTCATAGATTTTGCGGCTCGTCAAAGCCCACTTGAATTGACGAAGGAACTCCTCAAGGTGATTCTGAACCACTCGATACAGCGTGATCAGCTCATGGTTGAGATCGTTAATGACCTCAACCTTTGACGGTTCCTTCATGAAGAAGAAGGCCGCGCCACCTGCGAAGGGTTCCACATAGCAGGTATGCTTTGGGAACAACGGTAGGATATCTTTAGCCAGCCGTCTTTTGCCGCCTATCCAGGGAATAATACTCTTCATTGCGCACCTCGCCATTGTTTTAATGGGGTGTACCTGCTACAATTTATCCGCCCTCGCGAGGGTGCGGATGGTAGCGGGTTTGTCCCGTCCTGTGCTGGTAACACAGGGTTCGGGGAGGTGCTTACTCCCTGGACTGCTATCCGCTTATTTATCTCGCAACAATAAACTCGAAAAGGTCCTTGTGAGTCTTGCCCCAGACTATGCCCCCGGGATATGTCGCACTGAATATTACAAAGCGCCCGTAATACTTGGCCGCTGTGAGGGGCGTTAAAGCGGCCGTGTCCGGCTTGAAAGTGAGGTTGCCGTTGACTATATCCGTTAGGTCAAAGAGGGCCGCGTCTGCGACAGAATCCAGCGTTATTGCGGGCGCGACTCGATTTATAGGGTCCTGAGTTGTTGCAAAAAACTCCACGGCGATCTTCGTGGCCCCCGTTAAATCCTTAGCGACATTGTCTTCTTGGAATTGGACCTTTATCTCGTTATCATTTTGAGTATAGGCGTACTCTGCCATATCAGACCCCATTCATCGTGTGGTTTATGAAGGTCTTGAGCGTATCGCTGGAGGTCTTGTTGAAGGTCGCGGCAAAAAGAGCGTGCGTCAGAGCCTTCGTTGGCGCGGCGATGTTATCCACCAGCGCCAGCTCTGCGATGTTATTCCCGTTACCCTCGGTTGTGGCGTGGCTCACGCGCCACGAGACGATATCAATGCCCTTGCCCGCGGCGTTATCGGGGTCAGTGTCATTCGTCATGGGATAGGTGCCATCCATGGCCTTGCCCGAACCTGCAAGATAGGTCGTTACGTCCGTATCAGTCTTCGTGGCCGCGGCCGTGCCCGTGCCAAGCCTGATGCCAGCCACGGTCCATGAGGGCGCGCCCACGGCGGCCTCTGCGTAATATTGGTCGCCATCGTTGGTGACGATGTTGGCCAGCCCGATTATCCGTCTCTTGCCCGGCCCTTCAAGAAGGGCAAAGCCGTTACACCTACGCAATTTGCCGTCAGGGAAAAGTGTCTTCCCCGCAAGAAGTCTGAAGGCCATAATCTTTTCTATAAGGCTCAAGTTCGTGCTTTTTCCTTCCAATATCCTCATTGTCTCCTCCCTATTGTTTGCTCTTTTTTAGGACAGCAAGAACCGTCTCATGCGTCCTGATTTTTTCGTTTGTACCCGTCGCGCATTTAAACGCTCGAAAGATGCTGATGCCTGCAACAAGCCAAAAAAGGCCTGTGGATAAATATAAAAAAAGACTCCATATCGTACTCATGGTTTAACCTCTCTTTTCGGGGTTTTGCTGATTATGCCTCTCTGGGACGTCATTGATTTAATTCCTCGCGCTACGGAGCGGACGACAATGGTGAGGTTCTCGCCGAGGACGCCAAGCGTGTCGAGGCCGAGCTTTTTTACGAGGCCCTCAATGAGGCTCAAGCCCTCATTTACTACCTTGACGATACCGAGGTACTTTAATGCAGCCTCGGCTACGCTCATGGCCTCGGAGACGACTCTCACAAGCCCGGCCCTTTTCAAGGCCGTTTCAACAAGACTCATGGTCTCTGTAGCTATTCTCACGAGGAAGCGACTTCTTATAATGTCCTCAGTAATATTAACCGTCTCTGAGAGTATGCGGCGTAGATTTCCGCGCCGTGCGGTGTTTTCAGAAATAGAGACTCCCTCGGAGGCGGTTCTGGTGAGACCAAGCCGCCTGGTTATTGCACCGGCCATTTGCACGCTTTCGTTGACGACCTTAACGAGGAGCGTGGATATGGACTTCGCGGCGGTCTCTGTCAGGTTCTGTGTCTCTGTAATTATGCGTCGGAGGGTTCCGCGCCGTACGATGCTTTCGGAAACAGATTCGCTCTCTCCAATAAGCCTATTCAGCGCTCCGCGCCGGAGCAAACCTTCAGTCAAGCTGGCTGTCTCGGCGATGATACGGCGGAGTAGACCCCTGCGTTGTATGCCTTCGGGGAGGGATTCTGTCTCTGATACTGGCCGTGTCATGGCCATGCGGCGGATATATCCGTCAGAGACCTGCGCAGTCTCTGCGATGATTTTAAGGAGAGCCGTCCCGCCGCCGCCCGCCACATACTCATCGGCGCCGATGTCCCAGGGGGCAGTGCGAAGTTGCCCTTCTATGTCATCAGTGAACGTAGCGGAAAGGTCTGCGCCAAAGTCCCTTGCTCCCGTATCCGTAGCGGCAAGGTGCAGGTCACGGTTGACTGCGTCTACGAAGGTGAAGGTCTGGCTGACTCTGTCATTGGCCCCGCCTGTGGATGTGGCGTCATCCGAGGCGTTGTAATCGCTTGCAGAGTTGAATGTGCCGTTGTAACCGCTCCTCGCAGGGGCAGCAGAAAGGTTGTTTTTCAGGATTGCATTTGCAGTATTTGTTTTTACATTATAATCCCCGTCATAGAGCGTGTTGTTGTAGAAATAACTCGATGTGGAGCAGGCCCCTATATAGAGGTTTGCGTTCCATGATTTTTTATGCCCATATATTACATTGTTCCAGACCTTGAAAACATCTCCAGTGCACCAGATGCCATTACGCAATGTGCTCCCGCCACCATCTACGATGTTATAGGCAAACTGTATCTCTGATGGCGTGCCCATGAAGTGAAAGGATACGTTGTCCCTGCTCGATGTTGGAGCAATAGCCTTTATCTGAAGGCCGAATATACGAACGTGGTCATCCTGACAATCTATTGCCGTTGCATCGGTGACTTCAAGCCTGTACTTTGTCGCATCCCATTTGCCATTGTGTCTCTCGGAGGTGGGTGTGCGGATTTCAATGTAATGTGTGGCATCCGTCGTAAAACCATTTATGGCCACAGCCGTGGTGTCACTCATGGAATAACACTCGGCAACGGCTATTTCGTTGAGGGTAACGAGGTCTCTCTGCTCTCCCGCTTCCCACGCTGAAAGCGACGTATAATCACCGCCGGAGGGCTTTATTGTCTTTATTACAATTGTCGCCATCAGGCCTTGACTCCTGTTATCTTATCTTTCAGGGCTATGCGAAGTTGAGTGAACGGGATGACGGCCCTGCCAGTTTTGTTGAGGGGCGCTACATTCTGATCCGGTAAGAGACCAAAATCCAGACCCCACCTGCGGCGTGTGTGAGGACGTAAAACCCTGCCGGTGAGAATGACGGTGGGCACTTTACGGTGTTTATCTTTGTCATACCGCTTGCCGGATTTACCCTCCGAGGGCGGCTCCATAAAATCCCCGTGGTCGCCCGCGGCCTTACGCTCCATCCACTCTATGGCGTCTATCTCACGTGTCTCCACCTCAGGGACTTCATGGATGGCAAGAAACCGCTCCATTTGCGCCGCGGTCCTATCTGTCCGTATGACGGCAAAGTCCGGAAGGCCCTCGGCGCGGCCCCACTGGTGGCCGTCGGGCATGACCACCACAATGTCGCCACGCTTGTAGCACATCCTGTCCTTCACCGCGTCGGGGTGCGTGTTGTTCTTGAGGCGTATTAGAAGCTCAGCCATCACATAATCTCCTTAATATTCCCTCGCCCAGAGGGTCATACGGTCGTTTCTCATCTCACGGCCTGAGCCTGGATGTATGTTGACACGCTCCACCTCTGCGAGGAGGCTTGAGAGCGGAGTTATGGTGATGGCGTCGGCAAATTCCAGCTCAGAGTTATCGAGGAAGACATCCATGGAGACGAGCTTTTTGCGGTCTTTGTATCGAGTCAGATAAAAATCGCGGAGGTCCAACGCCATTGCCGCATCCACAACAAAATCGAAGAAAAAGAGGTCTGGCTTTTCCTTTTCGCCGTATTTTGTAATGGAGGTTGCATCCGAGACCTCGGTCATACCCCGGTAACTGTCCTCTGTGCCCCCGGAACCCTCCCAGTCGCGGTCATAATGCACCGTGACCTTGTTAATAAGATCGCCCAGAGGCGAGCGTTTTATCCGCGTGGTCGTCTTGGAGTCACTCTTCATGCGTACCATGGCGGCCGTAATCGTTTTATCAGATGTAAGGGTGTCCGGCCTGTAGAGCAGATTGGCCTGTGAGTTATAGGAGCGATACCAGCACCGGCACTGCCATGCCATGAACTGGAGCCATTCTTTGAGGCGGCGGTACTCGTTGATAACTACGGCGAACTTGTAACCCTTGGCCGCGAAGGATGCTCCCGCGTCGGTGACGAAGGCCGAGGGTGTCAGGCCTCCATAGGTGGCGACAAAGTGGTTAATTACATGGTCGGGCCTCTCGATGAGCGCCGATGGAGTGCCCGTGAATGTCCCGGTGCCGTCGTCCTGATATCCTTGCAGGTCTATGACGACACGGTCTGCGACGGTTGTATCTGCAACGGAATTGCCGCTCATGGTCACTGTCCCGGACTTAGTCACTGCACCTGTTCGGTCTACTGTGCCTGTTTTTGATATCGTGCCTGTCTTGGTAGCCGCTCCGCCCTTTGTGACTCCGCCGGTCCTGCTTGCGGCTCCTGTTTTTGCGGTATTCTGTGTGGCCGCCACGGGGGCCTGTGTATACCTGACAGACCGCGAGATCACATTTACGGTGGTTCCGAAACTCTGCCCCCCAGCCCATGTCACGCTCGTGGGAGCGGCGTTAACTCCAGTTTTTGTGAATATGTTTCCCGCGTTATTTGTCATGGCTATGCCGAGAATGCTTAAGGTGGTCGAACCGCCACCAACGTCTACATTGTAGACCGCATCTATGACCGTGCCGGGCGGCGCAGGGAAAGACCATGCCCCGGAGTTCTTACAACTCGTTGGCAAGGCCGGCGAAATAGGATACTGCGTAACCGACTGCTCGCTGGAACCATGGTCGTGAGCAGGGTTAGAAACGCCGATGTTATCTGTAACCGTTAAGAGGTCATTAACGGTGATCGTATCGCTGACTCCAATCCCATCGACGGCCCCGATGGTGTCCACTATGGCTATCGCGTCATTGACCGCTATCCCGTCTTGAACCAACAGGTCAACGGCCTGATCTCTTGTAATCTTGGAAGGGATAACAATTATGGCCTTATTCGGCCAGGTAGCATGCTGGCTCCCGGCCTGACCTGTGTATTGAGTTACGACACCGGTAATCTTAAGGAGCGTATTGTCGCCCTCGGCATAAATGTCAGTGAATGCTTTTATCGGGTGATCAGCGACCATGTATGTAAAGTCAGTCCTCTCTTCCCAAACTACGGCTCCCCTGCCATGAATAGCTCCGATTGTGGAGTTCACCCCACGGGTAAGACCTGTTAACTGATTACCCGTTTTCCCTGTATATGTTAGCTGTTCGGCTTCAATGCCGATGGTTCCCGTTACTGGAAACTCCGTGGCATCGACGAGCATGAGCGTTGTCTGTATATCATCTATGGCCGCATCGAGATAATCCAGCGCACCGGCTACTATGGCCAGGGCTGGAACCTTCTTGACCGTCCCATAAACGATGGGGCCGACCTTGCCCACATCATCGGGGTCGGCCAGCGGATAGGTCGTTGTATCAATCTTAAAACCAACGTACTTGTCGAGCCTTACGGACTGATCAACGAGATCAACCGCGTATACAAGCTCATCCTCCTTGGTCCAGTCAATCATATTGCCTGTCCACATAAGCTGGGGCGGGTCCGTGGCGGCGTTGAGCCCGGTAAACCAGAGATAGAGCTCGCAGTCCGTTGTCTCCGGGGCGTTTGCCGGGTCGTCGATGATGGTCTCAATATTGGGAACGACCCCAGGGTCAATGATGAGTTTCACCGACATATCCGCCACCATGGGAGCGGCAATCAGACTGGAGATATTCTCGTTTATCTGTCCCCAGTCGCGCACCCAGGCAAGCGTTGTAGGCCCAGTCTCCCAGCCGGTCACCGTAAAGGTCTGGTCGGAAAGATAGACCGTGCCCGAGGCAAAGGGGCACTTCAAAATCCATACCGGGGCGATGCCAGCGGGCTTGTTTTTCTCTGTATTAAATAATGCAGGAAAGGTCTTCATCAGGCCACCTTGAGGAGCGTTAATGAACCCGAATAGCGGCCAAAGCGCACCTGCCTGAAGTCGCGCGTGTCCGATATTAGGCGCACTGTCCAAGCAGTGCCGTCCTCATCATAGTATGTGAATGTATTCTTTGCGCCAACGGCCACGGTGTCGATAAAGGTCTTCAGTGCGGTCCAATCTGCGAGAGGCAGGCTCTCCCATTTAAGGACAAACTTCTGTTCCGTGATGCCCTTGTCGTAAACGTACAAAACCCCTCCGTCAGACATATCGCGGGGCTGTCTAAATTTAAGGGGTGCTTCAAGGTTCCCAAAGCGAGGGTTTTGTGTGAATTGAACCAGTTCCGGAAACTCAACACTATCAACCTCAACCCCCATTAAGTTACCACCGCATTTAAATTGAATAGCCCTTGCATTTGTAGTTGTTAACGTAGCTGTAAACGGAATGGTGAAAAGTTGCCATGAAGATGTTAAGGTTATATCAGTAGTAGGCCCATAAGTAGCCCAAGGCACTGCACCTTCTTGGAAAAGTATCCGCACAGGTTTTGTTACAGGTTCATTGGTATCAGTAGGAAGTACAGAGGAGCCTATTACAAAGATTGCCTTATCACCATATACAGTGCCACCCCCAGCCAAGATTGGAGTTTTTAATGGAGCTAATCTTACTTGGGTTGCTGCAGCATCTATTGTGCGAGTGACAGTAAGAAATTCCCAAGAACCTCCTCCTGAATGAAAAGCTGAAAAAGTCTCACCAGTGCCATCATAAATTGTAATGTGCGCTGTGTTTGCCACAGTGGCATAAACCCATGCGCCCAATGTGACGGTCTTACCCTGCCAAAAAACTAATCCAGTGGGGATAGAAATGTCTTGGAATAAACCATCATTAAACCCTGGAGCTACGACAATTTTTGCTGAATTTAAGCCATCATGAACAATAGTAGTTTCTTTAGTAATCTGCTGAACCGAGTGAAAATAACCATCAGGTAGCGCCCCTGCCCACGCCTCATAATCGGGGTTTGATAGCCAATCACCTGTCAGGGTAGTTCTGGCGGCAACCCTTAATAAGTAATCTTGGCCTGCAACAATATTAATAAGGTTTGCCTCATCAGTATAAAAGAAAACATTTAAAGCAGTATATCCTCCAGTGCCCCCGTTAGTTATATCAACCTTATAATTATAAGCTCCGGCATACGGTGCGGCAGAAGATATAGATGCCGCTGCCGTAGCACCTCCGGCAAGCTGTAATACCCACCCAGAAGTGTTACCTGTTTCAAAGTTTCCGTTGACTTGGCGGTTAGGGCCTTCAAACCTTATTAACGACATTGTCCTGCTCCATCAGTTCAGGTTCTTTGCAGACCAAGACCAACATACCGGCGCGGGAGCCGTCCTTGTTATCGATAAGCACGCCTGTCAGGGCGTGCGTGGCCTTGTGTATCATCGTCTTGTCGGGGCACGCCGCGCACTTAGGGCACTGATTGCACCGATTCATATCCATGGTCCAGTGACTCATTGTTTTTTCTCCTGCAATTAATAGTTATGGAGCCGGGCAAGCTCATCACGCGACGGAGCGTGTTGAGACGCGTGGCCTCTGATGGTCCCGAAAAAAAGACTCCGCCAGAGGTTTTCTCCTCAAGCTGTGCCCACTCCACGCGTAGTCTTTCCAGTCGTCTGCAATCAGCGGCCATGGAGACCGAGGGGATAAGAAGGATTAGAAAGACTATAATAGAACACCACATCATACCCTCTCGTTTAGTCTAAGAAGCTCGTCACGAGTCTCCAGGGCCGTCTCATGGGGCGACTTGGAGCCGTTGATATTGACAGTCACGTCCATACGGGTAGTGCCGCCGCCGCGTGAGCCGGAGACGGTCTGGCCAAATAATTGTTTGCCTATCTCAAAGGGCGAGAGCCCCGAGGTAGGCAACTGCCGTGAGATTTCGGACTTCACAACCTGATTATCCAAAAAGGAGAGCAGGTCCGGCGACGCGAGGGAATTCTGAACATTTGATATCCCCGCCGTAACCGCAGAGAAATCAGCCGTGACCGCAGGGCGTATCGCCGAGATAGAGCCGAACATGGTCTTGATGTCGTTAATCTTCTCGGAGATAGGCAAGACCGCCGAGCCCTGGCCTTTTATGGGGATGATAACAGGGGCACTTAGACCGGCTAACTCTGCCTTCAGGCTTTTTACGCCGCTAAGGGCGTCCTCGATGCCGGAGACCTTGACAATCGGCGAGAAGGTCTTACCCGTTGATATGCCGTTAAATGCGCTGGTAAGGTCTTTCAGCCTGTCCTCCACGGCCTTTATGTCGTCAGAGGGAGCCTCGGAAAACTTCTTGCTCTTCCAGTAGTCATCCCATTCTTTCTGCCTCTTTGTCTGGAAATCTTGAATGGCTACTATGCCGCCTTTGGCCGCGGCATTAAGGTCGTCGGCGAACTTGACTCCTGAGTCCGGGGCCTCAACCTTCTGCCCCTGCTTGCCCTTGAGGTCATCGAGGATAGCGTTGATTCCGGTGCTTGCCGCCTGATAGGCGCGGAGGATATCTTCAGGCGTGGCGACACCGCTATCTTTTATGGTTACAAAGGCCGCTACGGCCTTGTCGGCCATCTCAATAAGCTGAGCAGTGCTGTCTATATTAAGGGTTCCAAATGCGGCTGTGAGATCAGAGAGCGCCTTCTCTCCCGTGCTATCAGGAAGGTTCGCGCCGGGTGCTTTGTCGGGTGCGGGCTTGCCCTTGGAAGCCTTTTTCTTTTCTTCTTTATCAAGGAGCTCCTTCTGCTTTTTCAGGGCCACATCTAAAAACGCGGTAAGTTGTTTAACGCCGTCAATGGCGCCCTGCCCCGGAGCAGAAGTAAGCCTTGCTATGGATTCTTTTAAAACCTTTATCTCCGAGTTTATATTTTCAAGGGTCCTCGGCACCGGGGCAGCGCTTACATCGATGCCCGTCATCCATGCGGCAAAGGAGCCCAACCCACGACCGAAATCTCTAAATAATAGTGCGCCTTTTGTTACTTGTGGCAAAAGCACTTTGAACGCCGGGAGTAAAATCTCTCCAAGTTGTTCTCCAAGAATCTTAAAGGCGTTGGTTGTAGATGTGGCCTCTGATATCAAACTCTTTGATGCGGCCGAGTATTCCTTTTGCAGTGACTTACCAAGCTTGTACTCGCTGTTAGCCCGCGCCAGACTGATATTTAATTTATCCGTTCCTTTTGCGAGGCCGAGCATTGTCTGAAGCACCCTTCGGCCCTCAAGCCCTAAATCAGAGAGGGCCTGCACGGCCGTGAACTTATCCATCTCACTTAATGCCTTTGATAGAAGTTCTATTGCTTTAATGGGATTGTCCTTGACCAGCGCGGTAAATTCTTTTACGGATACACCGGCCGCCTTGGCGAAATCGGCGGAGTTACTGATTATTTTCGAAAAAACTTGAAGGATAGCTGTGCCGGCCACCTCGGTGTTAAGGCCCATATCTTTCATTGTGGCGCCGAGGGCAAAGATTTCAGGAGTTGTAAGCCCGAGGGTTTTGCCCATAGTGCCGGTGATTTTAACGAAGTCAACAAGATCGGAAGAAGATGCGGTAGAGTTATTAGAAAGAATGTTCATCACAGAGGCCACTTTTTCAAGGTTGGTAATAGGCTCATCAAGCACGTTGCCCAACTTGGCCAGCCCTTGAGCCGCTTCCTCAGAGGTCAGGTTCGTAGCCACACCTGTCATGGCAATAACTCTCGTAAATTCAGAAAGGTCCTTTGAAGCCACACCCAACTGTCCGCCTATGGCCGCGATTCCCTGCAGTTCCTCCAACTTAATGCCCTTCATCTCAACAGAGAGGTCCCTTATTTTTTTCTTAAAAATCTCCAACTCTGTGCCGGCAAGGCCGGTCCGCTTAACAACCTCTATCCAGCCCTGCTCGATATCAGCGATGCTCCGTAAAAAAATACGTCCGAAGCGGATTGCGCCGTAGGATATCAGCAGGCCCTTAAGGGTGAAGAGCTTTTTTACAACATTACCCGCAGTGACCTTAAGGCGGCTGAAGGCGGAGATGCGCTTTCGAGTTACAGCAAGGCTGTCTTTAGTTGATGAGGCCACAGACTTGTTGGCCGCTACAACGGTGCGCTTGTACTCTTTCCACTCAGCGGATAGCCGCCGCATGGCAACCGTATGCGCGTCGGCATGGGTAGCGCCGCCCTCCATCGCCTCTTTCATGGCCGGCCCCATGCGCCCTTTCAGGAACTGGGTCCATGTCAGCGCGGCCTGTTGCGACGTGGTGGCGCTCTCACTTATGCGTTTAAAGGCATTCTGTCCGTCACGCCCGAATTGATCGAGCTTTACCGAGGCATCCTTTACGTTCGCATTTACGTTGATTCCGACTTCTGTTGCCACTCTTCGACTTCCTCTTCTAATATGGATAGTTTCTCAAACGTGAATCTGTCGGGTCTGATACCATAGCCCTTAAAGAACTCCCTCTTGAATCCCCACTTCCGCACGAGCATGAATACATCTATGATCGCCCCATCTTCTTCTGTAAGAGAGGGCTCAGCCGCCTCGCAGTCTCCACAGTTAACGGCCTTATCTACACTGCGGCAAGCGCGGCAGTAGCCCGGCCCGCCCTCTAAGGACCATCGGACGTATTCGCGGATTTTTTTTTAGACTTTTCTTCTTTCTGCTCGATAAAGAACCTCATCTGCGTGCAGGCAAGGTTCACAAAATCCGAGAAGTCAAAGCTCCGCCTCATAAGAAGGTCGCAGTGCTCAGGGCTGTAATCAAAGGGTTGGCCGCCTACGGTAAGGTTCCGCCAGTCCCTTACGGCGGCCCTGCCGAGAAGCCTATTCTGTTCGAGCTCGTCAAGGGTCTCCACGGGCCTGTTTTTTGCCCAGTCGAGTTCCGTCGCCTTTTTACGCAGTTTGATAAGCTCTTCTTTAGAGACGTAGCGCATGAGTACCTCGCCGTCTTCGCCGAAGGGCACCCAGCGCGTTATGTCCTCATCTGTCAATCTGCCAAGTTCCATAAAAACAATCCCCCGTCTGGTTTAGAGCGTGGCCAGCCCGTTTGTTATCGTTACCTGAACGCTCGTGGCCTCCGCCGAGTTATCAAAATAGGCCTCAAAGTCCATATTGACCTTGATACCCTTGGGGCCTGAAATCTCAGGCCCTGTACGCTTGTACCTCAGCTCGGGGATGAGTATCTCCACCTTGCGCGCCGGGGCCAGACCCTTGTCGAGGGTTATCTTAAGGCTCGACTCCGTTGATGTGCGCGCCTTGGCAAGGAGCGTGTCGTCCTCGAAAAAGGCCTCGATGGAACCCGTCACGGAGACGACACCTTCAGGGAGCTCCGACCGCTCACCGGCATCGCCGATGGCGTAGACATCAGGGTCGAGGTCGTTGTTGATATCTATCTTGAAGCTCGTCACTGTGGCGATGGCCGCGCCGCCCTCGAGGACGACGGCCTGAAAGCCCGTAAACTTGTCATAGGCGTTGCTCGTTGGCGTGGTGTCGTAGGCCGTGACACCCTGTGTCTCCTTTGCGCCCATGATGCCCCATGTCGCTTTTATGAGACCTTTGGGCGTGACCTCAAGGCCGAGGGAGTTTATCCGGCAACCGTTGTATTTGTGATACTGGTTGATGTCAGTGAACTCCTTGTTCACCACGAGGCCCACGGGAAGCGTGCCTACCTTCAGGACGTGCGTGTAGGGGTCTCCCGCGCCTGTCGTTGTCACCGCGCCAAGGAGGTGCTTGAAGAGGATGGCGTGAGCCGTGGCCGAGAGGTTGCAGACCAGGTCGCCTGCGACGTTAGTATTGTCCAGCTCCGGTGAAGATTTATTACGACTGCCCGTGAGAGACTCGTCGGTTATGAGCGCCTGCTCGGCCTTCAGGTTGCTGGAGATAAAGGGAATGACGAGCCCGTTGACGGCTCCGGGGTCGGCCTTATAGGTCGTCTCTTCGTCTACGATTATTCGCGCGTTCGCGCCGGTGGCTTTCATTTGTCAGTCCTCCTCTTCTCTTTTTTAGGGGCCACTGCAAAAACAAACCCCTTGCGTTCAGTGAGTTCCTTTGCGAGTTTTGCGTCCACGTCCTCGGCCTTGCCCGGCAGAAAACGTATCCCTGCTATGGTGACGCCTTCTGTGGGCAGGTCCTCTCTGACTATCTTCATAAGACGCCTCCTATGGCGTTGTGTTGACGTGCGAGTAGCCGCACTTAATGCCTATATCTATTGTGACGTATGGAAACTCAGAGACCGCGTCCGCCGTAACCGTCTCGATGAGGGTACTCTCGGCGTTGCCTCCACGGAACATATCCGCGTAAAGGGCCTTCTTTATGTCCTCAATGAGGCCGTCGGCCTCGTCCATCTCGGAGAGTCCGCGCTCCACCTTGAGAAAACAAAAGAGCATGAACCTGAGCGTAACGTCTATGTAGCCGCCGTCAACGGTATCGAACTCGCTGGTCTCAGGCGCGCCGTATGTAACGAATACGGCCGGAAACTGGTCCTGACGGAGCTTGTTCAACTGCTCCCGCTTGTCAGAGACGAACTTTACGGTGTGGTTAAAGCCCGCGCCCTTCTCAATGGCCGTAAGCGCGGCAAGTATGGAGTTCCTTATAAGTTTGCGTTTACTCGCCATTGAGCCGCCTCACGATAGCGCCCTTGATGGCGGCCCGGAGCTTTGGCAGGCCGTCATCTATGGGCTCTCCCATAAAATGTGTTGCCTTTATCTTCGAGCCCGGATGGTTAATCTTTCTTGCGAAGATTACGTTTCCACCCATCCTGAATTTCAGGGCCTTCTTTATTTTTGGTACGATGACATGCGCCGGGGTCTTGCCGCCGTACTCGTGTATGGCCGCGTACTCGGTCTTGTTTACGAACTCGGCCCGGATGATGTCACCGCTTTTAGTAAGGAGCGGAAACTGCTGTTTGGAGCGGAGCCTGCCCGACCTTACCTTGAGTTTTGCGCCAGTCAGGTTGGCGAGTATCTTGCTGTGGATATTCACCGCCCAGTTACCGAGTGCCGTGCCCGCAGGGTCGTTAATCTCCTTTACGCGCTTTTGCAGGAGCTCAAGCCCCTTTGTATCGACCTCAACAGATATCTTCATCTTATCTTCCTGTAGCGATCCAGCACGGCCTTTGTCTCCTTGAGCATCTCGCCCATAAAGAAGGAGACGGACTCGCCGTTAAAAGACCTCGACTCTATGCCCTGGCGAATTTTATCGTAGCTGTGATACTTTTGCGCCACGAGCTCAAGGGTCGCTTGTTCAAGGTCCGCAGGCACTGTCACGTAACCGGCGTTGTAGACAACCTGGACGTTCTGAAGGCCCTCGTAAAAGTAGATGCCGTCGAGTCTGATGATGCCCTCGGCCTTGTCCACGATGTAGTCCGTAGCGGCAATGAGTGTGTCCGCGCCATAGCTCCTCAGGGGGTCATCATGGAGGGACGTTATGGAGTTCACGGGATACTCGTCAAGCATGAGAACAACCTGTCCATGGATTGTGCTATGCAGTTCCGTCAGTGCCGTAGCCTCAAGGAGACGGCCGCAGTAGGTCTTCACAAAGGTATCCGCCGCCGAGATGATGCGGTTGAGGATGGCGTCATCCGTGGTCTCCGAGACAGGGACCTTCAGGAACTCCTTGGCATTGGCAAGCGTCGTGAGCACTATTTATTCTCCGGTGCGCCTTTCATGGCCTTGTTGGCCTTTGGCTTCTGCTTCTTTGTGTCCGGCTTTTTTTCTTTTTTCACGTCCTCGGCCCAGTTTGCGTCAACAAAGGCATTGCGGAGATCACGACCTACGTCATAGGTCTTGCCCTTTTTGAACTCCTTAGGATATATTTCCCCGTCGTCTACTCCGGGCTTTGTTTCGAGCATTTTTATTTTCATGCGATATCTCCTTTAATCCCCTCAAGCCCCCCTCTTTTTTAAGGAGGGGGGGCAAAGAAGGGAGTACTGTTTAAGCTACGGGCCTCATGTGGGCTATGCCGCGTATGACCGTGGCCGCGTAAACGCCGCCCGTAGCGGCTCCGGCTACTGTGCTGACGGCCCGGAGATAACGCTTGCCGCCCTTGTAGCCCACCCTCTGATTTGTGTTCGCGGTAAGGGCCACGAGCGCGCCTTCGAGGTCTGCGGCCGCTACGGCCGTAAATGTCGCGTTGTCGTCGCTCTCTTCAATGGTGGGCGTGTGAGCGCCGTCTGTTATAGCCCCTACTACAAAGGAGACGACCGCGCCGTCAAAGCCCTTGATGTCCACACCCGCGCCGTTGAGGCTGGCCGTATGGGCCGCCGGTGCGATGGAGTTTACTTCGTCTATGTTGTTCTTCAGGTCTCTCATCTCTTTTTATCCTCCACAATGCCTTAATGGAGCCCCCCTTTTCCAGAGGGGGGCCGGGTTGGTTTTATTGGTTAGACAGCGAGCTTCTGTATCTTCAGGGCCTCGAATTTCATAACCCCGCCGCCTGTACGCTTTGTCGTATAGAACGTGATATAGGGCTTAGCGGTGTAGATGTCGCGAATGACCCGGATACCGATGCGGTCGACGATCGTATAACCGCGTCTGAAGTCGCCGTAGCAGATGCCCAGGGCGTTTGCCGCAGGCGTTGGCATATCCGAGCCCTTGACAATGGAATGGGCCAGGAGAAGGTCCGGCTGACCGGCTACGAGGCCCGGCCTCCAGATGTACTGGCCGTTGGCGTCTTTGAGGAGCATGATATCCCTCACGGTCAGACGGTTCATGAGCCATGTGGCATTGCTCTGGTATGCCTCCTTAAGGGCAGCCTGTAGTTTTATAAGGCCGTCGCCTGTGACCGCGCCTGCCGAGCCGGAGTTAACCTGCTCTATCTGGCCGTCTGCTGTACCCGCCGGATAATCGAGCACTCCGCGCGGCTTGCCCACACCGTTACCAGAAACAAAGGCCGTGTTTTCCGTCACCTGCAATATCTCGGCGACTTCTTCAGCGAGCCACTGCTCTACGTTGACGGCGGCGTCGTCCAGAAACTGCTGTGTGGCGTAGGGCTCGGCGTACTGCTCGTGGGCCTCTATCCTTATGACGCCGACCTTGGGTGCGCCTGTCTGGCCACGTGCACCCGCCTCCGAGACCCATCCGCCTGAGACGGCTCCCTGAGTCTGCCGGGGCTGTTCAAAGGCATTTGTGCTGATGGGTCTGACGGTGGCAATCTGCCTCATCGGCGTGGTCTCGGTAACGTTCTTTATGATGTTGTTGGCCACCTCGGGCCTGACGAGGTAACCGCCCTCGGGGTCTGAACCCACGGAGAGGGCCTTTGTCTGGAGCTCCTTGAGGTTCTCCTCCGTCCCCTTTCGCATGTAATTGACGAAGGCCTCCTTGTACTCCTTCATCTCAGCGGGCTCGTCACTGCCACCCGGCATGCCCTTGGCCGTCCTCTTCAGGGCGGTCTCGGTCTTCTCAAGCCGCTCTTTTATATCGGATACCGTGTCCATGGCCTCGCTCATCTTGCGGACTTTCTCCTCGAGGAGCGGATCGGCCTTGCCCTTTTCCTCAATCTGTCTGAGGCGCTCGTCATTGGCGGCTTTGAACTGCTCGAAGGTGGAGCCGAGCTCCTTTATTGCGTCTTTTACTTCCACTATTGGTTCCGGCATCGTTAAAATCCTCCTGATATTTTTTGTTTGACCTCTCGTATCGCTGAAAGCACCTCTTTATACTCCTTGAGTGCCTGTCCGCTATCAACGTCACGCTGATCCTTGAAGGCAAGGGAGGCAATACGTTTAGCCTGTTGCTGAGACAGGCCTCCGTCACGGAGGTATATCTCAAGGGTACGAACATTTGTCTTGATATCGTCGGGCGCAAGGACAACGTGTCCGTGCTTGACGGCAGTTATCCCGGCGCGCGTATTCATTGGAAAAGTTACGAGTGAATACTCGCCAAGGTCTATCTCTTTCAGAATGCGCACATCGCCCTCATAGGTTGGCCTGATGGCGGCGTAGCCTATGGAGAGCCCCATGCGAGCCCCAACCTCGGCGGCTTGTTTTGCAAGAGCGTACTTCTCAGAGGCCCGCTGAACCGCAAAGTTCAGCTTGCCATGGACCTTGAGACCGCGCTTGTCCTCCATCGCCTCAAGCCCCCAGCCTATCTGATCGCGGCTGTGGTGGTCTGCAAGGATGGGGATCTTACCGCCCGTCTTTTTAAGTGTCTTTGTAAAGGCACCGGGGAGTATCCTGTCACCCCCGAGGTCTACGTTATTAAAGATAGCCGCGTAGCCCTCAAACTCGCCATCCTCGGAGAGGGCCTTGAACTCAAAATCAAAACTTTTAACTTCCATATCCATATTTATTCTCCTGTCAAATAATCCACTACACACCGGCACCTGATAACCTCTTGCGGAGGTCCGTCGGGGTCTCCGGGGCGCATGAGCTTGTAGCCGCCCACGTCAAAGGGCTCGTCCAGGGCGCGCACCTGCCCATCTGCAAATGAATGTGTGTCCCTCGTCTTCTCGTCGCGGGCCGTAAGCCAGCTCCGTTTAAGCTGAAGCCCAGAGGCCTCTGCCGCGCCGTCATTGGCCGCCGTGGCCGCAGAATGCGTCTCCGTCATGGCGATAGTGCGGGCGCGGTACTGCGCCACGGCCCCGCCGGACTTCACGCGGATGGCATCGGCTATCTTCTCAATGGCAAGCCCCTCGGCCTCGCCGTCGTCAATCGCTTTAACAATAATGTTCCGCGTCGTATCTGTTATCTTGGCCACCTTTTTGCCCGTGACGCGGGCTATCCAGTCTTTTATAAACCCCGCGAAAAATCCTTCCGCGTCCTTGGTCTCGAAGCCGGTCGCGGCCTTAAGCCCGTCAAGGACCCTTTTGCCGGAGGCCTCCATGACCACCCTGTAATGAGCCGTCAGCAAGGACTCAAGCCCTTTCGGAAAACCCTTAACCGCCATATCCACGCCCTCACGACCGCCGCTTACAAAGGCGATGGACGCAAGTTTACTCTGCTCATCGAGGAGGGTGGCCATCTTTGCCCTGATACTCCGCTCGAAGCCCTCGCGCTGGCGCATCTGCACGGCCCACTCGCGGGCTCTGCGGTCACCGGTGTCGTTGAGGAGCTTGAACTCGTTATCATCATAAGACAGCGCTTTCATCCCTGCAGTGGGGTCGAACCCTAACGGCAGAAGCGCTGCGGAGATATAAACCTCATCTCCGCCCGTTACAAGTTCATAGCCAAGGGCCTCGCGTTTTTCGTTAATACTCAAGAAATCAGCGCCCTGGACGCGCTCCCACTTTTTCTCGCGCCGAGGCGCCAGAGCGCTTATCTTGTCCTCGTCATAGTCGAGCTCAAGGCCATCGCCGAAGAGCGGCGTTATGGAGTTGTTAAACTCGTCGCGTATGAAATTCATGAGCGGAATGACCGTCTGCTCCCAGAAGGCAAGGCGCGCCTCGCGCTGGTTGCTGTATGTATTGTCTCCGGGGATACCAAGCAGGAACGGCGGCACGCCGAAGGCCAGGGCGATATCGCGCGCCGATGTATTGCGTGACTCTATCCAGTCCATGTCTTTTGGGGACAGGCCCATCTCTTTCCAGTCGAGACCGCCCTCGAGGAGGAGCGGCTTACCTGCGTTTCGGTAACCAGTGTATTTTTCGTCAACCTCGGTTTTCAACCGTTTGAACTGCTCGTCCGTAAGGCCCTGAGTGGAGACGAGGGCTCCCGATGGCCTGCCGCCGTTATTGATGAGGGACTTGTTCCAGGCTCCGCTGTCGTTGTGTATGTCGATTCCGTAGGCGGCCGCCTCGATGGGGCTCATGCCGTACCAATCGTTCAGCGGGTTAAAGGTCTTGATATGAAGGATAGGCCCGGCCCCGGTAATGGGATCGGAGTCCCATGTCTTTGACTGGCCGTTGACGCTGTACTTGTAACCTGCGGGAAGGCCGAACCTGCCGGGTATCACCTTTATCCGGTCGGGCCTGTGCGCGTAAAGCTCACGGGGCGGCTTGCGGTCAGGGCCAACGGCCTCGATATAAGAATTGCCCGCTATCTGAAAATAACCTACAAGGGCCTCGAAAAAGGCCTGCCTTCCTTGCAGAGGGTTCGGCCTCTTCAAGAGGCTGAGGAGGGGATGCTCCTTCAGTTCGATTTTCCTTCCGCCGCGCGTCCTGTAGAGTATCCAGTGGATGGTGGAGGCGGACTTGGCGACCTCTCGTATGGAGGCGAAAGCGATGACGTTCTTCTGGTAGCCCTCCTCGGCGAACTTGTCGTACTGGCGCGGCGTCCAGGCGGGCCTGCCGAGGTTGTATAGGCTCACCATGGAACCCACGGCAGACTCTTTGCGGCCGAATATCTTTTTAAAAGGGTTGAACACTAATCTCTCCGTTTGAATACCGCGATGAGGTCGAAGTCCATATCCATGTCTTTAAGGCTGATCACGGGCCGTTCCCGACTGATGGAAAAATCAAAATAATGAGATGTTATGTCCCATAGCCTTTCAAGGCAGAAATCCGGGTCCCTTTCGAGTACTGCTTTCTCAATTTTTGCCTTGAGATTCTCCTCATCTGAGCCGTATCTCCCGTTGATAAGTTTTGAAACGCTGGAGTGATTGACTCCTACGGCCCGTGCAAGGCCTCTTACGCCCCTGAAAAGCCGTTTTGCCTCATCTCTGAGTCTGGCGTATTTAACGCCTCTAACTGCCTTACCCATGCCTTACCTCCCGTTTAGTGGTGCCTTTTTAAAATCACCGCCTTCAGGCGCGTCTGAGGGGCATTCCTCATGCCCCCAGTAACCGTATTTGTGGCCCCGCTACCGCCGCCTCGAGGAGTTTGACTGCTCCTTCGGTGGCATCGGGGCCGTCATCATGGACCGTAGTGGTTGGAAAATAGATAAATTGCTCCACCAAAAGGTCCTGATCAGAGTGTCCTTTGCAGAAGCGCAACAGCCCCCGCTCTACAAAGGGCGAGAGCCTGCCCACGCGGGCCTCTTTTGATATGTGATGCTTCTCTCCCCTGATGGGAAGCTGATAGCCCTTGTCCTTTGCCGCCATTTTGAACGGCCCGGCGGCGTACTCTCCGAGGGCATTCTCCTCTTGCCCCACGATAAGGGGATGAAATTCCTCATAACGCGAATAGGTCACGCGGGCCAGCGTATCTGCGGAACACTTCCGTATAAAGGCGTCAAGGCAGTAGTAGATTCCGTCGTTATCCATACCCAGCGTGATGAGGGCCTTGTAATCGTTAGATGCCCCGGATTCGGACGAGGGGTCTATATAAGAGGCAACCCTGAGGGCTCTGCCCTTCAATTCGTCGGGGTGATAATAGCGGAACCATTCCTCGCGGAACATCCCGTCTTCGTCTCTGGGGTCGTTCTGGAACTCCTTGCCAAAACGCAGGGAGCCGATGAGGGCCTTCTTCTGGAGGAGCCTTTCTTTCGTCCAGGCCCCGGGCCAGAGAGGCTCACCTTCTTCAGAGAGGGCGCGGTAAACTCGTGAGAGGAATCGAGCCTTTTTCGGGTCGTCCTCGGCTGGCATCTTTATCATTGTAGCCAGCACAGACTTTTTAGAGAGGAGCGTCCCCATCATGGTCATGGACCCGCCCTCGGCCAGGGTGTTGATAAGGGCCGTGAGTATCCACTCCACCGTGTCCTTTACGAGGCGTGGGTTTTTAACGTTCTTGTCGTTCTCAAGGTCGTCAATTAGAATGCGGTCTACACGATACTGGCGGTTGCGTATTCCCCTTACCTTCTGGCCACGGCCACGGGCCTTGACGCGGATACCTGTGGAGGTCGTAAAGTCCGCGCTCGCCCAGAGCCCCTGATTGGTTACGTCGCCGAAGTCCTGTCTCAGGCGCTCGTTCTCTTCAAGCTCAATCTGGATAAAACTACAAAAGTCAGCGGCAAGGTCCTCGGTATCTGATACAACAATGATAAAGTGCTTCAGCTTATTGCAGATGTCGTGGACTGGCACGCCGAGGCTAAAGAAGGTGCTCTTCGTATGCTCACGAGGCGCGGCGATGAAGACGGGCTCGTCCTTTACGTCGGCAAGGAAATTCCACTCCTCGTGAAAGGGGCCGAAGGGTTTGTTAAAATAATGCGGAAAATAAGTCTTAAAGAACCAGAGGCGATCTTTTTTGCCGCGCTCGCGGCGCTTTCTCCGGGCCTCGGCGGAGTTGTCGCGAAAGGGCTTTGTCCCCGCCTTCATGCGGGCAAGGATCTCCTGCGCCTTTATCTCAAACTCTCTTCTTGAGAACTTCTTTCTCATCCTCTGGCCTTGACCTCGCTGAAAAAGCCGTGAAGGTGCTCTGTGAACCTGTCCATGAAAACCGTGTCTTTCTCGTTGCGCTGGAGGTATTTTGTAAATTTGTCCATTGTCTCTATGGCGCTTCCAAGGGAATCACGGCCACCCTCTATCTTCTCGATGGCGGCGACGATCTTACTGACCGAATCAACAACCTTGGGGTCTATCTCGCCCGTCTCTTCAAGGAGGCTGTAGAGCTTGTCGCGTAGCCTCTGGGCCGGACCCTGGCGGGTGCGCGTCAAGTAGTCTTTGCGCTTACGGCCCCAGTCGCCGTCCTTTTTCCACTTTGAGAGCGTGGTCGTGGAGACGCCTACAATCGCCTTTATCTCCTCAAGGGTCTTGCCCTTCCTGACATAAAGCTCCTCGGCTGTGGGATAAAAGTCGCGGGCCTTGGCCATTATTAGAGCTCCTCCTCAATGCGCTTAATCTCCCGCTGAAGGGACTTGAACTCATCAACGGTCTTAACGAGGTCATCCATAGCCTGACGCGCGTGATCTATTTCCAAGCCGTCGATGCCCTCCGTGACAGTAGGAAAAAGATAAAAATTGACATCCTTGACGAGCCTGTCTGCCCGGATGTTCAGCTCTTTGAGTTTTTCGCGCTTTTCTTCAAGGAGACCTTTTTTGATAAGTCTGTCGCGGTTCATTTGATACTCCAGTAATATTTAAGCCCTTCGATGAGCGCGAGAAGCGTAACCCATACTCCTGCTATATAATTCTGCTTTGCCTCAACTTTTCTGATTCGTTTGTCCTGCGTATCAAAGCGCTTTTCATGGCCGTCGATGTGTTCCTTCAGGTGAGCGCACTCCATTTCTTTCTCAATGAGGTCGATCTTGGCTTCGTGGGCGTCAAGCATCTTTACAACGTGCTCATTGAACTGATGCTGTTCAGCTCGACTCATACCGACCACTTTATTAAGGGTCTGTATTTCGCCGCTAAGGCCTGCTATGTTGACGGCCAACTCTTCAAACTTTTCGCCAAGAGACTTAGGGCTTTTTTGAGCCATTCTTTATCCTCTCGGCAAGCGCTCCGATAAGGCCGTTGCCCTTGACCTCTCCGGCCTGAATCCTCTGCATCTGGCCCCTGTGCCAGGCGGTCACTCCAAGGATCCCTCCGGGAATCGCAAAGAGGGCGGCCATGGACATGATGATCTGCGGGATGACGGTGATTGCCTGATAATCGCCCTTTTTGATGGCAACGGCTGAGAGATAGACGATGCCGCCTACGATGGCTATAAAGGCCAGGGCCGAAGTGATACCCCAGAAGGGCCGCCATGCGGCGCTGAACCACCACTTTGATTGAGCTTCGCTCTGCATGGTGGCGTTGACTGCCTGAATTCTTTTGGTGTCCTCCGCGAGTTTCTGAGTCTCGGCCTGAAGGGTGAGTTTCTGAAGTTCCGTCTTGTTATCAAGCTCTATCTGGCGGAGCTTCAGGGCCGCCTCGGGGTCGGCTTTAATGGCCTCGGCGAGCTTGTCGGGCTCGGCTTTTACACCGAAGACCCCCGCGATAAGAGACCCAACTGCGGCTCCGGGCGGACCTCCTAAAAGAGTGCCCAACATGGGGGCCGTATCTGCTATGGTGTGTCCCAATTCCTTCCAGTCCATATTCAGGCCTCCGGCCAGCAGTTACCCGCGCAGTGCACACAGCAGACGCGGGTGGGGTAATATTCCTCACTAAAAATCTGAGGCTTCTCTTCACGAGGGATGTAATCGAGGACAGCGGCGCAGTAAAAATATCGCCCGCTTTCGTCGACGCGCGGGTCAGCCGCATTGAGGACAGGGTTCGTTGACATTGTCGATTCCTTCGTCATTGTTCACCTCGCCCGCGCCCTTGCACGTCCGGCAGGTGGAGCGGCGGTAACGGGTCCAAATCTTCTCTACGTATTGCACCATCTGCTTCCAGTCCGGCCTTCTGCCGTTGACCTCACACAGAGGGCTTGCCAGAAACGCCTTCGTGTAGTCCCATGTCTGCCATTTACCGTGAAATGCCCCTCTGTGGCCCGGCGGCATATCAGCGCCAATGTCGCTCTCATAGGCAAGCTCCAGGGCCTTGTTTATATAACCGCGTCCGCCGTTATACGCGCCGAGGCTGAACTTTATCCGCTCGTCATGCGTGCGTATTTCGGGCATGTGGCTGTATTGAATCCTCAGATACTTGACGCCTGCCTGAAGGTTTTGTTCGGGATCAAAGAGTTCCATCACGTCAAAGCCGAGCTCGTGCGCCGTTGCCGGCATGAGCTGAAGGAGACCTTTTGCCCCAACAGGACTTACGGCCCTGGCCTCGGCCCCGGACTCCTGAAGCATCTGGGCCTTGATGAGCCGCCAGTCGCAGGCAGGGAAGATGGCTATGGTGATAAACTGGATGAGGCTGTCGAAGCGGTTGATGTAGATGTTGGACATGAGGGTCTCCCCTTTAATAGTTGGGGGGACACGCTAAGGCGGGCGCGTCCCCCCACTTACGAAGGAAGTAAGGTACTCTTAAGATACAAACAAAACCTGCTCGGCGTATAGAGGAAGGACTTCACATCCTCTTCTGTAGCCCAAAGAGGGGAAGGGGGACTTCATCGGTAGTCTCACTTAAGATTGTTTTTACGGTTCTGTCCGTGAGATGATACCTCCACGCGAGCTCGCGGATGCTGGTCTTGCCCGTGTCATAGTCGCGGCGGATTTCATTGTCACGGATTTTTTTTAGTATGGCCTCGCACTTTGGTATTACAAGGTAACCGCCGCCGAAGTGCCGTACCAGCGTAAGGGTGGGCTCCAGGCCGATGAGCTCGGCCACACGCTTCAAGTCGCCGGGAAGTTTTCTAATGGCTTCGCTATCCATGGCTTACCTCGACGGGGTCTTTGATGTTCAGTTCCTTGAGGCGGGCTTTAAATACCTTGAGGGTCTTCGTCGGCAGAAACTTGTAATGCGTAACCGTGGAGCGGTGCGAATTTACGAACGTATTTAATGGCCCCTCGAACTCCGCGCCCCATCTTTCGCGGGCCGCGTCCGTGAGTTCGTCAATCAGGCCAGCCCTCGATGCCGCGTATTTCTGGGCACGGTGGCCGGAGATGGTCTCTATGACTTTCATCAGCTCTTTCGGCGTGGCCTCGGAGAGACGCTTGCCGATAATCCGGGGGGCAATGTGGTCACGTAGCTCATCGCTACCGATACCCTCCTTCCGGGCTTTCAGAAAGAGTGCCCTTAACAGGCGAGACCTTGTTTTCTTAGATACCGGATTCATTGCCCGTCACCTTGGTTTTATTCCGTGCCTCTTCAGCTCATACTCGAAGAGGCCTTTTTTTATATGCCTGCATTCAATATCAAAGCCATTGGCCCGTAGCTCGGCTATTATGGAATTAACGGCGCAGACGTTCCCCTCGATAACTATCTCACGCGTCGTCCGGGGTCTGCCGTCGGAGAGGAGGGCAAGGACACGCTGAAGGCGTGGTGAGCTTTCTATGCGCGCGTAGTGCATCTTACTCCTCCGCCGCCTTCGCCTTCGCTTCCTGTATCATCTTGTTCAACTGGGCGTTCACCTTCCTAATCCTCAAAATCTCGAAGGCCACGTAGTTCATCATATCAAGGAGCTCGGCCTCGGCCTCGGCAAGGAAGTTCCTCGGGTCTTTCATGATCTCAAGCTCGCCATACTTCTTCTCGCCCTCGCGGTACTTCTGGAGGGCATCATCAAAGACCCCGCAAACTTTCTTGTCGATATCACTTTTCATGGACTCACCAGCTTGAGTTTAAAATTCACGTTCAGGGGCTTGATGGTGTTCACGAGGGTCTCTACGAACCTGAAGTCGCCTATGGTTTCTATGATGAGGACTATGCCGGGCTTACGTCCGGTCATTTGGGCGTAATGGAGAGCCTGCCCTATGGCCTCCGCCCATTTTTTGGCAAAATCCACCTCATAGGCGCGGGTTGCCGTGAGGCAATCGGGCCGAGTCTGGTCAGATAGGATGGTCTCCATCTTGCCGCCTACCTCGGCACAGAAACGCTCCTGATACCAACGCTCATTGTGAACTACGGCAAAGGCCGAGGTGGTCAAGAGGATGATAAGGATCGCGATGACCAGAGCCGCCTCGATGACAAGGCCGCAGATGACGCCTCTTGGACCGTCAAGGCCGTCGTCCTGATATTCAAAGATATTTCTCATTTTTTCCTCCACGGCAGGTTCTTTGTTATCTCTCCAATGGACGCCGGGCCTGCGGCCACGTCTCCCCGGCTCCTGACAGGTGCGCCGGGCCGTGTGCCCGAACGGAGGCGTTTCTCTCGCTCCATGAGGGCCTTTTCTGCCTCCACGGCCTCCTTCTCTGCCAGGGTTATCAGCACCTTTTTCAAATAATTATGATTCGCAAGGGGCTCTGAAAACTGCCTATTATTGACCATCTTCAGCCCCTCGGCAAAGCCCTTCTTTGAAATCCTGTAAATCCGTTTATGATAGGTGAAGCGTTCGGCCACATAGATATCGCGAACCTCCTTGAGGAGGCGAAGGAGCTTCAAGGGCCTGATGGGACGGACTGAATCGAATAATGAGACATACTCGAAGATGAGACTGCTGTGCGCGCCGAAGGCCGGAAGGAGTTTAATAATATCCACCAGTGCCTCATCCTTGATGGCATCACGGAGGTCGTAGGGCGCGCGGCATTTTGGGCACTTGAGTTTCATTACGCGTTCTTCAACCTCTTCTTAGCTTCTTCGAGCGTTTTAGACGAAGCCGTCTCGATCCAGAATGTATCAGCCTGATCGACCTTCAGGCCGCACTTTGCCAGCTCCGGTGCGTCGATATCCTGTGCTCGTGAATCCGCTAATATCTGCTCTTTATCGAGTGTTGGCTCCCGCCTGACGTAATACGAGAGGTCCGTGCCCTCAAGAAGTTCAATAGCGGCCTTGAAGGACTTGGCTATCTTTTTAATGAGCTTGACCGTTGGCGGCATGGTGCGGTAACCGAGGCGGCCGGCCGTGAACTCAAGTGTCTTTTTCTTCCAATCTATAGAAGCCGTTTTTGCCCAGGCTTCAAGCTCCCTTATGAGCAGGTCCCGCTGGGCCGCAATCTGCTCAAAACTTCCAGCCTTCCTCTCCTCGTTGAACTTCTCGCGCACCTTCTGAATAGCCTCGGCCTCGGCGATATCCCAGGCTATGAATTGCCCATCCCACAGGTTGATCTGTCTCATGGCCTCTTCGGCCCGAGCTGTGTTTTTTATGGTGTTCTTAATCTTGATTCTTGCCATGATATTACTCCTTTACTTCTGAATATGGATGGTACTTCTTCTCCAGTAAATCACTTGTCTTAATCCAACCGATTCCGCGCACGTACGCCTCCCAACTACCACCGCTACGTGCCAACCTTTCAATTTTCATTTTCGTTTTATCCTCAATCATTGTCCGCAATCTGTTCGTATTTCTAATAAGGTATTCCATACGTTCAATAGAAAATAATAGTGAAGGGAGGCTCATATTTACTCCTTAATTGCTATAATCCGGCGGTAAGGTTACGCCGCTTTGCCGCAAGTTGTTCATCAGGTTATGAGCCTGCCTCATTTCTGCGAGGAATTGGTCAGCTGAAGCCTTGTCTTCAAAGAGCATATAGACGAGACCGTTTGTGGTGGAGATATTATTTATCGCCTTAAGGGCCTCGTCGCGGGTAAGCAGGCGCGATCCGTCCTTTTTAAAGAGCCCCTTAATCCTTGCGAGCAACCGTCTCATATCCACCACCTTCACCACGCCATGTGGCCATGCACTTGTCCTGCAAGAGACCCGTGAGTTCATTAGTGCCGCCCTTGAGGACTTTGACATCACGGCGGAGTTTTGTGATCTCAGCACGCTGAAGTTTACGGCCCTGATCAACACCAAGTTTGCGCCCCTTGTATATACCTGCCTGAACCAAGACGATCACAATGGCTAGTATGACAGAAGCATAACAAAGATAATAAGGGAGCCTGTCGAGGCACCAATGACCGACACGCTCAAGACTTTTTATCATCACTGGTTTCTTGTTGAGGCACCATTGGCCCATGTCTTTAAGTCGTTTCATCACTTGCCTCCTTCAATAGCTGTACTCTTTTTCTGAGCTCCTCCATGGACGGCCGCTCGGGGCCTATATCCTCTACGAGGCGCCATTCCACAATATGAGGATTGCCCGGCCCTTTATCGTGCGTTACGATTGCGGCGCGGCGGAGGAGTCTTAAAAAATATTTAACGTTATTGCGCTTCGCTTCCGAAGTCGCAACGAGGTCACGCACCTTAAAAGACCTCATAACCCTTATGGCCCGCCACATACGGTCCCAGGCGGTGTCCTTACGCTTAAAATTCAGGACCCTTTCCTTCCGGTCCTTTAGTGAGACAAGGACGAGATACACGATGTTGGCCACCCTTGGCCGCCCGACACGCTCTTCATTTTCAAAGATGCGGCGGTATCTGATGATATGGCCCTCCCGCACAAGGCGGTTCATGCACCAGTAGACTTTTTTCTGAGGCAACCCCGTCTTGTCAGCCAACTTGGCGAGGGTAAAAAACTGCCCGCGTCTGGAGAGGCACGCGTCCACAACTTTGACCAAAGGCTTCTTATTCGTGTCAGGCGTACTCATGCTATGAGCCTCGTAAGCCTGCGTTTGATGACCTTATCTACCATCTCCGGCCCGGCCTGCGTGCCGCCCTGTGAGCGTACGGCCTTCTCGATATCCGGGACAAAGTGCTCAATTGCCCTCATGGTGGAGAGGGCCTTTGCCGCGTCATCGCTGAGGGTCTCATCGGGGAGCTCCACATCTGTGAGCTGACGTATAATTTCAAGGACCTCGGACTTGTCGAACTCATCGAACTCAACCTTGCGGTAAATGCGGGAGCTGAGCTGAGGATATGTCCTCAGCGATTCCTCTATCTCGCCCATGCCCACGAGGACAACGGGGATGCGGCAAAAATCATGTATAGACTGGATGGTCTCAAGTAAGCGGCGGTCGTGGCGTAGCCGGTCGGACTCGTCGATAATGAGGTCAACCTTGTCGCGCGCGAGGACTTCCTTAATCTGGCGGCTCCTGCCGCTGAGCTTATGGGCCGGGACAATGCCCATCTCAAAGCAGAGGTCGTCCAAAAACCAACCTATACTCCAGCCGGGCTGAGCCTCCATGTATAACGCGCCATTCTGAGCTGAATGCCAAGCGCAGGTGCGCGTCTTGCCGAGGCCTACGCGCCCCTTTACAAAGACTATCTTTGGGCCGCGCTTGGCCCGCGCCGCGTCAACGGCTTCGCGGAACCTTATGACGTTTTTTGTCTCTACAAAATTATCGTTCATAACACGCCTCCCTCGGCGGCGCGTTTACAGCGCTCCGTAAATGAGGCCATGATCATACGTTGTGATTTTTCCACCACCCTGAGTCCCTCGTATGTAGCGCCGATGTAAAAAATAAAACGGATATCATCTTCCTTTACGTCGAGGTTCATGCCGGCAATGGATTTAATCAGCGCCTCTGCCTTTGGGTCTTTTTTAATATCCTCTTTCAATTTTTCGTTCTCGTTCATGCCTTACCTCCCTTATTTGCTCTGCTTGAGGCCACCGTGTTTTGTGACCCATTCCCTCAACATCTCAACCTCTGTATCCATACTCGATGAGTAATGAGGGTCGTCTCTGTATTTGACAAAATAGTTGTAGTAATCGCGCTCGTGGAACTCCAGCCGCCCGTTGACGTAGTCGTCGCGCCATTTCAGAATGTGCGGCTCCAAGGGTATGCCGAGGACCTCGGCCTTTCTGAGATACTGATAGTTGAGATATGCCTCATAAGTCGGGAGCTCTTTAATGACCTCGGGAAACTCGTCGTAAGGAGTCTTGGGCTTTGGCGGCTCTTTTATTGAGCACTTTGATATATCGATTATTTTCGTGATGTCCTCTGCGGCGGGGAACCTCAGCGGCGAGGCTTCCTCTCTGTCACTCAGGTGCTTTAGCATGCGGTCTTTTACGCCGCCCTGCGCCAGCTTCTTCTCAGCCCGCGCAAACTGCTTGAGGGCGGATTTCACCACCTTTTTCTCACTTATATATTGCTCCATGGACCACTTTGCGGCCCCATGGGCAATGGCGTAACAATGGAGTTTACTGCCCTGATAAACAGCGAGGCGCGATATGTCGTTGATATCGAGGCGCACGGTAACGCGCTTGCCCACGAGGCTTACGAGCTCCGGGGCCGTGTAGAGCCGCGCGTCCAGAGAGATACCCTTCTTGCCGACACGGCGCGTATACTGCGGGTGAGTGAGCATCTCAAGCTCGCCGGGCGTGACCTTACGCATACGCCAGCCTGGAGCGAAGAACCGCTCGCGCCGAGGCTGACCCGTTGTGGAGGGCGTGGCCTCGTTATATTCGTGCTCCACCCAACTTTCAAGAATCTTGGCAAACTCCTCGGTCGTGTAGTTGACCTTGATGACCTCGGGCCGCGTAACAATGGAGTTGCCCACATAACCCGTGAGCTCGGCAAGGAGCTTACGCGATACGTCGCCGAAGAACCGCTCAATATGCGGCTTTTTCTCGGCGGCCTTGACCGCGAGTTTGGGCACCTCTACGCTGAGGTCGCGAAGGAAGCCGGATACCCACTTCGAGGCGTAGTCCTTGCCGTTGTCCTTTTTCAAGCGTTCCGGTATGCCGTATTTTTCAAAACCGCGCGCAAGCGTATCCACAACGCCCCAGGCGTTGGACTTCGGCTGTATGGTGATGGATGGGCAGAAACGGGCATGGACATCAATGCAGGCGACGAGCTTATGCCGTTTATTATCTGAAGTCATGATGTCCGCCACGGTGGAGTCTATCTCCCACGTATGGTTCGGGTATGGCGCCTCTTCCGAGGCCGATCCGAATGCCGCGAGATACTTCTTTTTCCAACGGTGCTCGCCCCAGTGTGCCATACATATCTCTTGCGGATGCTCGGCGCCCCATGCGTTCAGAAAGCGCACCAGGGCCGCGTATGACGGGACAATCTCCGTCGGAAAGTCGCCCTTGAGGTAATCGAGGATGCGGCGTATCTTACGGGGCCGTTCGATAAAATAAGCGATGGCCTTTTTGCGCACATCGGGGTGGATATCGCGTTCGCGGCCTTTGTAGTTCGGGACGAGGCCCCGGAGGCCGTCTTTCTTATAGGCGGCCATCTTGCGATACAGCGTGCCGCGTGATAAACGGCCCGCCTCGGCGCGGAGGCCCGTGTCTATAAAACCGGCGTTAAAGGCGGCTATGAAGTGCTCCGTACTGCGTGTTCTGTCATTATCCGTAATAGCATTATGAGCGAGCCCTATGATGCGTTCCCAAAGGAAGGCCCTTCTACGGGCCGTCTCCGAGACATTCACAAGGTCATTTTCAATAAAAGGCGCCGCCAAAGGTTGGGTCAGGCCTCCGGCGGCAGGGTTGCCCGAAGAGGTGAAGGAGGTCAACGCCTCTTCGGGCAAGGCGCAAGCTGGTGCGGAAGTAGGGCGGGTTTTGAGGTGAGCCATTATGCGTAATTTTATGTCCTCGGGGAGGTCCTTGATGTCGTAGAGACAACGGCGACCGCCACGGACTGTCTCCGTTGTGAAAGGCCACGACTCGCGGGCGGCCCTACGCCGGACGCTCCGTTGATGAACCTTGAGCACTTTTGCTATGTCTTCTGCCGTAAAGGTCATTCGTCCATCCCGGCTAAGAGTTGCTTCTCAATCTCTTTAAGCTCCCTCTGCTTTTTTGATATCTCTTCCTTTAATAGGCCCACGCGTGCGCGCACGACGTCGCGGCCCTTGAGGGCCTTGAAGTTTCCGGCCTCGGCCTGTATAAAGAGGGGCTCCCAGCAGGCCGTGACAAAACAGAAGGCAGGCACTATCTCGGCGGGTATGCCCCACCGCTTGTTGCCGTTATAATCCTCACAGGGGTTTGTCATGCAACGGCTCTCGGCGGACCAGTTGTCCAGGGTGGACTTGGAGACCTCGATGCCCGTGAGCTTGTAAATCTCGGCGCAGATGTCGATACGGTCTTTACAGCTCTCTTTAATGGCCGATGAGACTGCGTGCCTGAGGCGCATACTGATGTCAAGGCTCCCGGCCTCAGGCTTGGGCTCCGGGCGGAGATAGGCAAAGATGCTCAT